ACGAAGTGCTTGTCTTGCCACCAGCCGCCCTCATTCAAGTTTGCCGCGTCAATGTTTGGCAGGTGAATGTCTGCATAAGTCATGCCGCAAGTCTTGGATACTGTCACTCGGATAGCTGAGATAACCATGTCAGCAGGCGAAAGCTGCCCAATTTCAGGGTAGCCGCCGTGATGACAAATGTAGTTGTAGTAAATCTTGAAGTCTTGGAACTCTGTAATGAAGTCTGGATGATGTGTGCCGACTGCTACGCGGCCATCAGGAGCAACAATAATAGCCAGCGCCCTGAATGCTGGGGCAGAGAACTTGTCGCTTTCTTCGTATTTTTTGCCAGTCGCTGTGGCGTTATAGACTTTATTGGGGCTGCCTTTGATGAAAGCCTCAAGCCCAACGCCACCTTTTGCGGTCACTATCGTTTGCCCTTGTGGGTTTAGTAGTTCGACAATGATGCAGTTCGACGCTTGGCCTTTCGTCAAACTACCAAAAGGACGGCGGAAAGATAGCCCAATAACGGCTTTGATGCCATTTATCGTGGTTTGGTTTAGGTTTAGTCGGATTGCAGCGGTTGATGAAAAGGTATTGCTGAAAAAAGCAGCACCCATAGGTTTGTATCTGCTACCCTCAGTACCGAGAGCGGGAGCTATCTCGCCCTCATCGTCCTCAACAAACCGCCGAATCCCGCCGCCTGCGTTATAGGACTGCTCATTAATCGCGAAAACCCTTGATAAAAACCCCGAATCCACCAACATCGTCGGCGACTTGATGCTGCCGCTAGCTGTAATCCTGATTGATTCAGGTGTTTCGTTCTCTTTCGGGGTAGGGCAAAAAATCGCCCGCTTAAAGTTTGGCAGGGATTTAACCCATTCAGGCGTGATTTCTTTGGGCGCTGACGCTGAGATTGTTGCTTGAATTACTGTTGAGATAGGTATTGGGCTTACATCGCCCCCACTCCTAGCAACCATCCCAAAATTGTCGCTTGCCGCAGAGCTTCCATTAGCCACAGCCAAAAGATAAAAGCCAGAAGGCAGTGAAGCCTCTATGAAGTCTGCGCCTCGGCTGATTAGCTTCCCATCGGTCTTGAACAGCGCAACAAAAACATTGGCGGCTGCTCCGAACTTCCAATACCCACTACTGACAGCAAACCTAAACCAAACAACTTGGCTTAACGGGATTGCTTTAAGCGTAGCCGTGTAAGGCATAACAGCAGATACAACAATCGGCTCTTGCCTTGTCTTGCCTGTGCCAGTGCTGCCGTTGTCTGAGATTATGAAAGGTGAATCAGCCATGTTTTGCCCTATGGCCTCACGGCAAATATCTGTCGTTGTGCTGAACTTCGTCATGGCGCGTTACGCGGCGCATATCGGAATCAGGCAAGCGACCAAAGTAACGGGTGAAAACATCTTCGGCTCGGTCTGAGCGGTTCGTATCGAGCGAATCCGCGTCAGGAATACTGAAAGCCTTGTGCAAAGCCCACTGAATCAAGTGTTCATGGTGCGATTGGTGGATTTCTGGCTCATCGTCGCCGTCTTCCATCGGCGCAATTGGCAAACGATAGCACTCAATGCGAAGTGCGTCACCTGTTTGAATGTCGCCGACAATGCGGATTGTCGTATCGTCCTGCACCACATAGCAAGAATCGCCAGTTTCCTCGCGCCAGTTTGGGCGTTTGTCGTCCAGCCACTCGCGTGAAGCAATGGCGCGTTCTTTTGGCCTGTCTGTCCCGCGCAGCATGCGGATATTGATAATCTCGTACAGTGCTGGGTGGAGTTTATAGGTCTTTTTGGCTGGTATAAGTGGCAATAGGCACACTGCATCCAGCTCGTCCTCACGCAGCAAGCGCCCGCGCACGCAAGCCTGCCGCTGGGCATCGTTGAGCCAATCCGTCACATCAGCGTCTGACCAAAAGTAAGGCGCTACCCTGTCGCTGGACAAGGTTCTGAATCGGCGGATTAGCTCTGTGAGTGTCATGCTGGCATACCGTATTGCTCAACAAAGCCTTTGGCCATGTCTTGAAGTTTAGGCAAACCGTAGTTGCCAGGCATCTTTTGTTTGTAGTGCGTCAGCGTCCACTCAATCAGAGCGGGCTTGTCCATTGATTCGAGCTGGTCGAACAATGAATAGCGGTTATTATCTAACTCGCGCTGCTCTGCCTCTGAATCGTCACGCTTTGCGAGAATCTCTTGCGTGTCGTCCACCAGCTCGGCGACCTCTTCGGTCTTCTCGGCCTTGGCTTTCGGTTTGGCTTTTACTTCACCTTGTACAAATACATCTGTATGGCGAAGGAATCGGGCGGCCAGTTCTGGCGGCATCATGCGCGTTTGACCCTTCTCGAAAGTCAGGTTGGTGCGGTAAATGCGGTCTTTGTATGGGTTGTCATTGCCCGTATAGGTGACTGCTACTTCTTTATTTTCCATCAAAAGCCTCCAAAACCATAAAGTGAATGAAAACGGGCAGGGCTTGCGCCCCGCCTGTTCAGCTACGGCCTATTATTTAGGTCCGAAGCGCTCGCCGTGTACGATAACATCAAGGCGTGAAGCCTTGGCATTAGCCGCACCAGCGATTGTAAGCGTCAAGTACGCTTCTTTTGGCAAGCGCAACGGGGCTTTAGCCACCGTATTACGCAAGACGGCAGCGCTTGACAGCACCAAACCCGCGCCAAAGTAGGCTGCATCTTGTGGAACTTCTACGCTGTCCACGCCATCAACATACTTAAAGCCCAACGAAGCCGTTACGCTCGCAGAGAAAGTCGTCGATACGATGACCAATGAATCTTCCAGCAGCATACCTTCGGGCAGCTTTTGCAGAATAACCACATCAGCAATACCCAATGCGGCTGCGCTGTTAGATTCAAGCGCAGCGCCAATGGCGTTGGTTTCAAGTTTTGCGCGGTATGTTGTTACATTGCCCGCAGGAATAGCGCCACCGTATTGGTTGTCGCCGAGGTTTTTTTTCAGAACTGTTGCCATGATGAGGCTCCTAAATGTTGGTAAACAAAATCTAGCCCGCCGTTATTGGCGGGCTAGAGAACCATTAGCCGCGAGGTTTCATGATTTTCACAGCGGTATCCAAGACTGTTACGCCGTGGTCTGTGAATTGAACCGAATCGCCGTGGTCTACGGCAAAGCGGATTTTTGACATACCGAAGATCGAGCCGATAGCGAGTTCCATCTTGTCATCAAAGTCGTCCATTTCCTCTTTCCAGAAGAACGGGATGCCTGAGTGTTCAGACGCGCCGAACGCTTGGGCAAGAGCTTGACCGCCGAGCAGCAAACCACGGTCTACTGCGAAGGTAGTGCCGAAAGATGCTGGAACGATGCAGCTTGATTCCGTTTCGCTCTCGTAGCTCGCGCAATACTTGATGGTGTCGCCAGCGTAGAAGCGGATCGGTTTTGGATTTTTGAGAATCAAAATGCCGTTCCACAAACCTGCATCGCCCAAGAACAACGGGTGGTCTTTGGCTAAACGGGCGCGGGCGTGTGCGTTTGCTTGGAAAGCGCGGAACGCTGGGTCAGTAGCGAACTGGCTGTACTGAGCTGGCGAACACAAGAAAACACGAACAGGGCTATCAGTTGCAGCTTGGTCGCCGTCGAACTGAACGGGTGGAGGTGGCAGAGCGATGCTGTCAGACCATTCACGAACAGAATCAAGCACATCCATGCTCAATACATCGGTTGTGGCAATAACCATGTCGCCAGCATTCACTGAAAACTCGTTCACCGTACCTGCGCCAGCAACTAAGTGGCGGTTACGGGTAGGTGCTTTGACCTTGTTCACCATTACATCGGCGAATTTAGGGTGTGTATCGACTGGAACTACCCATTCCATCTTGTGATCGTGGTAGCCGCGAGCGCCAGACAAGTGCGTCAGGGTGGATTGATCCATCAAGTTGTCCATCAGCTTCTGAGCTTTAGGGCGAGCCATGCGGCGCATATCGTAAGGACTGCGGATTTGCGTCATGGTGTTGCCCATGTCGATCACAAAGCGTGATTGGTTGATGCGAAGGCGGTCTTCCGAGAAAGACATACCAACGCCACGGCCTTTAGCGTACTCGCTGCCCATAATTGGGTAAGCACCGATTGGGTTGTCAAGGTGGAAAGTGATTTCATCACCCTTGTTTTTTGACAAGTTTTCAGCGCGGACAATAGGCATGGTCACTTTAGACTGGTTGGTCTGAGTGCCAGCAACTGCCGCGTCGATTGTTGGCATTGCGCCCGTCAGGTGGCGCATTTGAGTGTTGCGCTGGGTATTCGTTACGAATACGCCAACTGCTTGCTCAATCATCGCGCCTTTGCTGCCTGATGCAACATTGGTTTTGGTCGTCATGTGTGTTTCTCCTTAGATACTGCGGTTTAGCCACGCTTCAACTTGCTGAGGTGTCATATTTCTAGTCGCCTGCAACAGTTCCACGCCGCTCATGTCTGCCGCGCCATCCAAGACAGCAGAACCATTACCACGCCCGCCAGGTATGCTGGACAAGCTAGACGGTGGCTCTGCCTTCATGGATGACAGGGCAGTTTGGGCAGCATTCCTATTGCTAGGCGCTGCGCCGTTGGACTTTCCTGAGCCGTTTGACGCTTTGAAGGCGTCAAAAACTTCGACGATTTGATCTGCTGTGCCGCCTACTTGCGGGTCGAACAGATTCTGATAGGCAGTGCGCACAACACTTGGCTGCTTATTCACCCATTCGTTGAACTCGCTGCTTTCGGCAATCGAATCCGCGTCTGGGTGCTTTCCGTAAATAGTGTCGTAGTGGGCTGACTGGGCTTCCTTCTGCTGCTTTTCTACAAGTGGCGCGAGGGCTTGACCCATTTGGGCTTTAACCTGCTGCTCTACCTGCATACTCACCAGTTTCCGAACGCCTGCCGCCAGCGCCTCTTCCGAGAAATCGCCGAATAAATCAACATCAGCGCCCGCATCAATCGCGGCTTCCGCCTGTGCGACCAAGTTATCTGCCTTCGTTGGGTTTATTCCTGCGTCTGCTCGTGCTTGGGCTTGGGCTTGCAGCTCGCTCAACTGATATTGCGCGTTTTCTGCCTGCTCTCGCCAATGCCGTTCACTTTGTCGCGCCTTCTCTAGTCGCTCGTAAGGGATGGTGTGTTTACCGTCCTTTGCCAGCACAACCGCGTTTTCGGCTGTTACGCCGTCCTCGTCGTTTGCTTTAGGTTTAGCGCTCTCGTCTTGTTTATCGACCTTCGCCTGCTCACCTTCGTCAGTGGCAGCATTGGGCGTGCTGCCTGTTTCCGCTGGTTTAGCGGTATCGCCCTCGGCTAAGGCCATTGCCTGTGCCGCCTGCTCTGGTGTTAAAGCTGAATCGATGCTGTCGTAAAAGTCCTGATTTGTTGTCATGTTTTTCCCGCCACATATCGCCGTGACCGCAAGGGTACTCATGTCTCCAAAAAGCATCTCTGCCTTTTAGTCATCACGGCTTCATTTCTTCCACCGCTTAAAGCAAAGTGTGCTTATTTACAAGCAATTACGCAACCACTACGCTGTGTGACGCAAAAAAGCCACCATAAAGGCGGCTTTGATGCTGTTTTTGGCTGGTTATTGCAGGTTATCAGCCGTTGTCGGTGTCTCAATCCCCTCCATCGGGCTTGCGCCGTCTTGTGGAACTGGCGGGAATTGTGGGCTGGTGTTCTGCTGAACCGCCAATTCACCTATCTGCTCGCTGCCGAATTGTGCGCCTTGCCCTTGGATGTATGGGCTTCGCATATTCGTTGCCGCCGCCTCGTTCGGTGTTGGGAAGTTCGGGTCTACGCCGCCTGGATTTGGCATTTGATAGCCCGCGCCTTGCATCACTTTGTCGGCTATCGGTGCAATCATAGGCATTTGAGCCACTTGCGCCGCCGCTTGCATGGAACTGTAGGCCGCCTGCACGCCTGTTTGAACTGCTTTCGCCATCAAGCCTTCGATTTGCGCTTCTGTGAGGCGCTCTTTCATGTCCAACTCTCGGGTTTTGAGTTCTGTCTGTGCCTTTTGCAGTGCCGCGCTGACTTCTTCCTGTATGCGCTGGTCGATTTGCTCGGGCGATTGCTGGGCGCTGGCCTCTTTCCAAACCTCTGCAAGTTCGTTTTTGAATGGGAAGTCCATCAAACTTGTCAAAAACGGCATAGCTGCGGCTTGATACTCTTGTGGCAAAGCCTTGATTGTCTCGGAAAGCGCGTTGAGTTGCTGGCCTCGGTATGTTGGATTGCTTGGAACATCCTCCAAACCAACCATTAAGCGGGTTCGTTGTAGGTCATTCGTCAGGTATGGGTAGCCGTGTTCGTCTACCTCCTGCCTGTTTATCACGACGGTGCGCTCTTCCTTAATCGCATCACCTTCGATAATGATCGTCTGCTCTTCTTTGCCCATGTCTTCGATAATCATGGCCATGAGCAATTCGCCGACTTGCGTGCGTGCGCGTTTGAAGTTGCCCATCATGTGCGCGAGCGTTTGGTTTGCTTGCTCTACTTGGGTTTGCTCTTGAACACCGCTAGTGGCTGTCCCGCGCCTGCCTGAGAATGCGCCCGCTGCCGCTGGGTTCACTCGCTCAATGGCTTGCCGTGCGTTTGTGAGTAGTTCAAGCTGCTGGCTGGTCAAGTTAAAGTCTCGCGCAACCTCAAACTTCGCACCTGCCACGCTCATAGCTTCGGGGTCTAGGACAATATCCGCATCAAGGCGGCCAATTTGCTTGCGGAACTGCGCGTCAGTCATGGCGACTGCGCCCTTAGTTCGGATAGTCCGATAAGCGCTGATTGCCCATCGAAGGCGTGAGTTGCCTGAGTTCAGCGTGTCCTGTTGGTCAATCATGTTGCGGATATAGCCAAATGGAACTCGCGTGTTCTCTTCTCGAAAGCCCCAAAACGGCACATACGGAAAGTGTTTGTGCGTGTATGGCGTTGCTCCATCGAACAAAACATGAGGGCCAAGCCAATAGCTGCGGCGAACTCGGGGCACAACCACGCGCTTGAACTCAACTTTCCGTAAAGCCACGGCCTCAACATGGGCAGGATTGTCTTCGTCATACTCAACCACTCGCCCGTCTGGGCTTTTGATTACGACAACATTGCACCATCGGCGATACCACATTTCGGTAACGCAAACCTCTTTGCTTAGTGGGTTAAACCACCGATCCTCGGCAACTGTCCACTCTCGGGCAACATCAAATGCGCGGCTCATGCCTGTACTCGCACCGCCTGCACTTGGGTCGCTGCTGTATTGCGCCCACCAACCAATACCTGCTTTGCCAAACTCTTTAATCAACTCGGCATGGTCGGGGAACACGCGCTCTAGGCGGCTTGGGTGCATCCATCGCTGACGGCGCAACCATCTTGCATCGCTTAAATCGTCTTGCTCGGAAGCCCAGTCCCAGTGGATCTCGTTGCGGTTCACTGCTCGGCAGCTATATGGATAGCCGAAAGGGTCATCTGAACGGCTTACTTCTGCCCATCCAAGACCTACGCCGATTTGTGGGTAAAAGGCTTTGCTGCAAGCGTCATCGGCTTTTGCGCCGCGCTCGGCCTCATTCAGCTTGTAGTTAATGCCTTCTGCTACTTCTTGCCCGCCTGATTGCCCGTTTGCAGTAACTCGCCAGTCAGTGCGGTTTGATTCCTCAAAGCCTCGAATACCTTCAAGTGATGCGCCGATAAGGTTCTCTTTACTAGGTGGAATGCCTAAAGCCTTCTGCGCGTCCAGCAGCTTTGTACTGAGCTGGTTGCCGTCGGCGTAATCCATCTCTTTGTCGGCGACTGGCCTCCAAGCCTTTGGCTGGTTGTCAATCTCGTCGTGGATTTCGCGGTATTCGTCCAAAGTCAGCGGTGTGTCGCCGTCTATGGCCTTCTTTTTGGCAAATGGTTCTTGCTGGTCTGGTGCGTCGATCATGTGTTTGCCCTAAGTTATCATGCGTATTCAGGTGGTGGAGCTTCAACATAGCCGCCACCGCCGTCAATTAGTCTGTCTATCATGCCCAAGTCTTTCGCTTGCGCCCATTGTCGCAGCGCATCAGCGCCCTCAGAGCAGCCGTTTGACTTGTCTGGCTGGTCAATGTACCTATTTTCGCTCCTACTGAACTTCTTTGTGTAACCCTGAATACGGCTAAGGCCGACTTTGCAGGCTTCATCGTCAAAGAAAGCGCCTTTTAAGTGCTTGCGCGTGCTGTAAATGCCTGTCATCAAGTCAGTGATAACGGGCACGACTAGGAATTTCTGGCCAGGCATGAGCGCTTGCAGCATCTCCTTGGTGCTTTTGTTGGTATCCGACAGCTTTTTATAGTTTGCATCGTGGGGCAGAAAGTGGCCGCCATAAATCATGCCGCGCTCTTGCAAATGCCTTGCGTAGTGAATCAAGTCTTCGTTGTGTTCTTCGTAGTATCCGACAAAGCGGCTCTCACCACGCTGGAACTGGGCGAACCATATCGCTGTGCCATCAGCGCGGCCAATGTCCCAGAATGTGTAAACGGGTAAATCAAGCAAGGGCACTGTCGTAATGCCGCCGCGCTTGCGTAGACTTACTAGGTCTTTGGCGTAATAGTTGCCCTTGGTTGATACTTGGAAGGCTTCATCAGGTGTGGACGGGTACTCTTGCCACATCTTCTCCTCTGCACCAGTGAAGTCGGCTTCCATCGTGGCCACATACCAAGCACGCTGGTCTGGGTCTAGCTTGCACTCCATCGTTTGCTCGATTTCGTCAAAATACTCGTGCTGCTCTACCGAGATAGGCACAAGTCCAGAATCCATTGTGTAGCGCTCATCCATCCACCACGCATAAAAGTGGAAGCGGTAGTCGCGAACTGTCTCTATATGGTTGCTGAAATGCAGCGTCTGCGCTCTTTGAGCTATGTCGTAGAACTCGCCCTCGCGCCCTTCGGCGGTGCTTTCTATGACCAAGATGCCATTTAGCGGGACTGCTGGGATTGAACCAGTAATCACCTCGTGGGCTTTGTCTGGGTACTTTGCGCAGATTTTGCCGAACTCACTTACATGAAGGCGGTGGATTGTGCCTGAACGCACCGAAGTCGCCACGCGCACGCTGCTGTTGTTGTGCGCGAATAGCAGTTCGGCGGCTGAATCTCGCGCCAGCGGGAACGCCGCCTTAATCTCGGGCGGCAGGTTTTCATAGGCGAACTTCACCTTGTCGCGGAAAATGGCTTCTGCTGCCTCGCGGTCTTGGGCAATGATGCCGCAGCGCTGGTTGGCATTAAACAAGGCGTGGTCTAGCCACATGATTGCAATCAGAGTCGTGAAGCCAAGTTGCCGCGCCTTTAGGATTAGATTTCTGTGCCAAAGCCTAGCAATAAATCGGCGCTGCGCTCTGTTCGGCAAGAAAGGCATGACAAGATCGGTTTCGCCGTCGTCGCCTTTGACCATAATTTTATAGAGCGCACCACTGAAAAGCCTCCATTCTGGGCTTGCCAGACACCTTTCCAGCTCATCCGCATCAAGCGGGACTGAGGCAGTCGGAATGTGGTGATGCGACAGTTGCTGCATTTTCTGCCTATTATTTCAGCGATTTTGGCATAAAACCGTTGATTTCTGGGTTTTGAAAGCGCTCAGGGTCGCTACTCGATGGCTTGAACGCACTAGTGGACGCTGTAGCGATTTTGAGCAGCAGTGATTCAACGGGGTTTGCTTCGGGTGGTTTTTCGTTGATGTCCATGCCGAAAGCGGTTCGTTCAATGTCCACCAGCACGCGGAAAGTATCAGCAAGAACTTTCATGGTCTTGCTTCGCTCTGATAGGCCAATTACCTTTTGGTAAAGGTCGTTCAGCTTGTCTTGCCCTTTTGGGTCTTCTCGCCGCAGCATCTCGCCCAAGTCTTCAAATAGTGCCAAGGTAGCTGGGTCTGTCTGCTTCTCTAGCTCGTCAAAAAGCCGATTTGTCAGGATTCTGGCGCGGCTTGCATCCTTGCGGTGAGCTAGCCGAACCTCTGCTACAGCCTGCGCATTAACCTCTACGATCACTCTTTCATTGATTTTTGCTTGCGCACTAACTTCTGCGCTAACCAGTGATGCGCTAACCTTGGCTTCAGCCTTGGCTTGAATCTTCGCCCGTAGGTCTCTTTCCCATCCATCACGCTTTGCACGCTTGATGATCCCCGCATCAGATACGCCGAATTCGCTGCCGATGTCTTTGAGTGATCGAATGCCAGCGCGGTACTGAAGCTCTACCGACTCCCAGTCTATCGTTCTCTTGGGTGCTTGTGCCTTATCCTTCACTTGGGTGGCAGGTGAGGGTTTGGCGGTCTTGCTTGGGGTTTTGGGGGTTTTGTCCATTGTTTAGTGATACTCGCTCTTTCTAGGCGTTTTGGCAAACCCTGTAGCTGGTTGTTTGCGCCTTTTTGCCGATTTATGGGTTTCGCTTCTCATACAGCTCAAGCTGCGCCGCGTGTTTGCGGCTCTCTTCTTGCGCGGTTTTGAGCTGTCTGTCTAGCTTTTCGACTTTGGATGCTATTTCGTGGGCAAGAAAAAGGTGTTGGTTTGTCGTGTGAATCATGAGCGCGGTGTGGGCTGCTCCAATACACAACTCTGCTAGCACTCGGGATTCTTGCGGGTTGAGCGCCAGCACCTCGTCCCCAATGTCAAAAACCACCATTCCGCTAGGCAGAACCGTCTTGCTGATTACTCGCGGCGCATTGAAGAACTCTACCACTTCATAGTAACCTCGCGCCCGCTGGTGCAGTCGTTTGTCGGTTATTAGGATACGAAGCCTGTCATCGACTATGGTGCGCTTTAAACCAGTGAGTTCGGCGATTGCTGCGCCTGTTGCGGGCTGGTCTAGCCTTCGCAGCTCTGCAACTGCTTGAAAAACCATCTCTCTGCTATCCATCTCTCCTGCTGTGCTTTTCGTTGGCGATTGGTCGTGCATAGCTTCCCCTTGTGTTTTGGCTGATGCGGGGATTCTATCCCGTTGTGCTGCTTTTTTGAGCAGCGGATAGGTGTTTGATGCTTGTTTTTTGAGCAATCCCGCTGTTTTGCCTTAAATTTGTTGTTGTTTTTTGTCTTTTTTGCGTTTATTTGATGTTTTTTGCTGTTTTGGTGCTTTTAATGCTTGCGTAAGGCGAATTGTTGGTGTACTATTGCACTTAGTCGCTGAATTGTTTGGCGGCAATTAAGGAGTAGTTATGGATATGGAGCAAGAGCGCAAAGACTTTGAGGATTGGATGAGTGACGGCGGCTTGAGTAAGCGTGCCGTAGAGCGAAACAGCAACGGCGATTACATCTTGATGCAGGCCGCGCACGCTTGGGAAGTTTGGCAAGCTGCTAGTAAGAATCGCACTAAGCCCGCTGCGCCAGTGGTGTGGCCTGAGCCTGATGTGATGCAGTACGAATCCACCAATGGTGAGTGGAAGGGGTTTATGGATGCTCGCCACCAAGCCAGCACTATCGAATCTGGAGAGTGGAATACACGCAATCTCTACACAGAACAGACAGTGTTGTCCATCCTAAACGGCAAAGTAGGCCAGTTGCTAGATAGCGACGCGGCATAAAGAAAGAATCAAAATGCAAATTACTCAGGGCTATGTAGCCGAATACAAAAAGGTTGAGGCAAGCCGTTGGCACGACGCTGCTTGGCATACCTTTATGCGAACTCCCCAAGCTGATGCTGTTAGCTTTGCCATCTGGGAAGCCAAGCAAGCGGGGCAAGTGAACAACAACCAATTCATCGCGGAAGTGGCTACGGCTTACTCTGACGCTTTAGGAGAATGAGCATGAACGCAAACGAAGTCTACCTGACGGCGAAAGCCGAGATTGCAGCAGAGCGCGAGGCTTTGCGCCTCAAACAACTGCGCCACTTTGAGTGGCAGGATCGCCGCGATAACGCTATGTGGGCAATTGTTGGCATTGCCTTTTTCCTACTCACAATTTTCAGTAAGGGGTAAATCATGACTACTTACACAATCAACAAAATCGGCTTGTCGCTCATTTCCAAGTTCTTGCATGAGCGTCATGTGTTGGGCTTTCAGGGCTTTAGCGACGGAATGGTGCTGGCGTGGGGCGCTGAGGCTGAGGAGCGATTGAACGAGGGGCAGCCGCCAGTGATTGAATTGAAGAGCTGGCAAAGCGTTGTCCGAAACACTGAGAGCTTTGAAGTGCCTGATGAGGGCTTTGATGAAGTCCCCGCAGAATCTGAAACCAATTAAGGAGCGCCTGATGATGACATCTCACCATAACTTACCGCAGGAGGGCTGCTCTTGCTCTCTTTGCGAAAGCGCTAAACGAATTGATGGGGCGCTCGGTAAAGTGAAGGATGTGGAGCTTGCGATGAACTTGTTACAAGAAGTTGAAAAATCTGCTTTCCGCTTTGTCGCCGATGATTCTGGCAGCTCTGCTTCGGTTAAGGACGCTATGCGTTTTTGCGCGGATTACGGCTTTGAATATGACGGCATTGCGATTGACTGCAATGGTACGCTTTGCCACACTATCATTGCTGGCGTATCTAAATCTGCCATGAGCCACGGCGAGGCGCTTGAGTGGGTTGAGAACCTTGGGAAAGAGTTTTCCCTCCCGTCTCCGCGTGAGATGTCTGTAATTTCAGCTAATTCGCGGCGTTTGCTGTATGACGAGGATGGGATACGAAACAAGTATTGGACATCCTATTACGCTGGCGACGGCGACCACTCTGCGCTGGTTGTAAACACGAACAACGGAAAGATTTCAATCAAGCCTGTTGAGCGCTTTTATCACGCGGCTGCTATTTTGCGACTTGCTGTGGAAATCTAAAATGAACGACGAAAACCCAAAAACTAAAGCCCCTTTCTTGGCGGCTTCACTCTTAGCTGTGGCTTTTGCCGCTTTGATTGTCTTGTGCTCGAAAGGTCAATAATGGGCAGAACTGTCTTACACCCTCCAAGCGCGAAAGAGGTCAAGGCTGCGCGTCTAGCTAGCGGGCTGACGCAATCTAAAGCTGCTGCGCTGGTTCACTGCTCTACTCGGTCTTGGCAGAATTGGGAATTGTCTTGCAGCTTGATGCACCCTGCTTTTTTTGAGCTTTTCAAAATCAAAACAAAGTAAGTAGCCACTTCACTTAATCTAAATGCCGCAACTGCGGCACAAAGCACCGCAGTTGCGGTGCTTTTGTTTTGGGTAGAGCGTCTGGTAGCTCTTGGCGATGATTATCGACACCCTTACTGGCGCATTGCTCCACTTCCAGTTAGCGGGAAAGCCGCCGTCATTTACCCCTGACGGCCAGTGCAATCAACTGTTTACGGGGTTTTTTCTGTTTGCACAAACAATAGGCGGGTAGCTGCTTACCCCAAGGTGGAAGAACTCATAGGACTTGTAGGCGCTCCTGCAAACTTCTACCGTCACCTTCCTGCCATCTTCAAGCGTTAGGGCTTTCCCTGCTCGCTCAGTGACTTTGACGGGCGCAATTTCGCCAGTGTCTCGGCAGCGAACCTTGTATTCTTGGCCAGGCTGAAACTTTATCATGGCTTTGACTTCGTTTGCGCGTCTTTGATTGCGTGCCTAGCCTCAACAACCGACCATCCAACGGCGCACTCGCCCAAAATGAACATGGCTTTTGCCACTTCTAGGGCTTCCGCGTCCATCATTTGATATTTGCTTGTGGCGGATTTGATAAGCCGCTGCCACCCTTGCTCTAAGCCTCGCTTTATCTCTAGCTGGTCATCAACATCGTCAAACGCAGTGAAGACTTCCAAGCCAAGAGATACCGTGTTATGCACTTCTTCTAGGTTTTTGTGCCTCTTTGCTGCGTCTCCAATTTTCAAGCAAGCGCGGTTTAGCGCTTCCAAGAACTCGCGCAGCTCTTTTTCTTTTGCTTCGGTTGTTGCTGTCATGGCTTTCTTTCTTGTTTTGCTGCGGGTAGATTTGGATATGGGGGGCAACCATACCCTAAATTTGGCTTTTTATTGTGTAGCCTTCATCTCCTGCCTTGCAGAAGCCTCCTCAGTCCGCCAAATTTCAACCCGTAGTTGTGCTGCGATCAATTGCCACTTCAACTCCTCCTCAACCTCAACAGCCGCCTTAAGACCTAGTAGCAATTCTTGGTATTCTGGGTGTGCGTAAGCGTATTGCTCTCTGGCGTTTGCTGCCTTTTCTTCAGATTCCGCCATCAACAAAGCCTTTTTACTGCTCCTAAATTGGTCAATATAAACCCTCGCAGCCTTTGCTTTTGCAAATTTTCCCGCATTAGCCAGAATATGATCGACAGCTTTGTTGGGGTCGTATTGGCTACTCATAGCCAACCCCAATTAACACCACTTCGTATGCCATAAAGTGTTGGGATAGGAATGCCAGTCTGTCGGTGCAGGTCGCTAACACTAGAGCCGCTGCTTATCCTCTGCTTTATTTCTTTTATCATCGATTCAGGGTATTTATTAGAGCCTGATTTTTCTCCTCTAGGCGTTTTCCCCATCCTAATTTGGTCGCGCATATTGCCTTTTCTGCTGTCTATTCTAAGATTGGCGAGCGTGTTGTTTAGCTTTACTCCATCAAAATGGCATACATCCATACCTGACGGGTCTCCTATGTAAGTTAGGGCAACGAGCCTATGCACCAGATACTCTTTCCGAACAGAGTTTTTGCACAATGAGACTTTTGCATAGCCCGCATTAGTAACAGTCCACTTAAGCGACTTGCCAACAACAGCGCCAGTAGAGGCTTTAACGCGCTTAATTTCTCCATGTTGGCTTATTGTGTACTCAGGCCAGCCTGGGATTGGGATGCCTATGTACTCAGACTGCGCCTGCTCAATATTTGACATAGAGCCGCCCCTTAAACCAAGTTACAAGCTGGAACGCCGCGTGTTGTGGACAATGCCGCAACTTCCATATCTTCGGCGCTAGGGAACTTTATGACAGTCAATTTCAGGACTTCGCCGTTATCCAGAACTACGAAGTTCACGCCGCGATTGTCGATTTTGATGGTCTTCTTGTTTTTTCCTTCAAGATACCAGTAGGCGCTGCCGATTTCAAACTGTTTCATTTTTTGCTTTCTTCTCTGCCGCAATCTTTGCCGCGCATGACGCGCAAACCCATGTCTTCGCCCCTGAAATTACAAGGTACTTGCGACCGTCAATTAAACACTTGTCGCCGCACTTTGGGCACAAAAACCGAACGCTCATTCTCATTTTGTCTCTCCTACGCAAATATCTGTAATTTCTAAAGCCGCGCAAACTGGCATCTTCAAGTCGAAGGCAAGCGCCCGTTCAATCAATGCGCCCCTGCTGTCTGACCATCCTGAAAGCAAGGCCACCGCATCGCATTGCACTAGCTGCGCGACTGCAAGCCTCATGTAACCCTCCCAACTGTCGCAGAGTGGGTTTTCTGCTGGGTTTAGGACTGTGTATCCAAGTGCCCGAAGTCTTGCCGCCTGCTCGTGGAAGGCGGGGTAATTGAAGTCTTCAATCCCCGTCATCGGGCCAGCTAAATAAATTTTCATGGTTTGCTTCCTTTTTTTAGTTCTCTCGTTTTTGCCGAATACTCGGCCTTTATCCGCTTCAAGTCGTCAATTGTGTAGTGCTTTGGCTCATTGTCCGCCTCTACTGCCTCCACAAAATCAAGCCCAAAACGGTTAATCATCCCAATTCTGTACTCCAGCGCATTTCCTGACGCGAAGATGTTGCATTGCTTTAACTGCCTATGCACATTCCTTTCGTCAAAACGAAGGTGAGGCGCTGACCCACGGCTTCTGTAGTGCCCTGCGTCCCAAAGCCCACCGCGAAGATTGTCGCCAATTGCAAACCTGCCGCAGCAAATGCAAGGCAATCCCTCATCTCGGGCGCGGATGTAAGCGTTAAAGGCTGTTTGCGCCTCTCGCACCCATACTGGCTTTGCCTTGTGCCCGTCCAGTTTTACCTTGTCCAGCTTGCGCTCTGCGATTGCTGCCGTCTTTTCTGTTTTCTCGCGCTTTTTGGTGGCAAGGCTAATGGCGCATAATGCGCCGCAAACGACTGCTAGCGGCTTTGCTGGCGTGAATTGACATCCGCATACCTTGCACTTCTTTTGCTTGGCTGGCGCGGCTTTCTTGGCTGCTGGCGCGGCTTGTTTGAATCCTGAGCGCTTCATTCTTTTATCGGCTCGTTGCCTATTGCGATGAGCGCTTTGTACTCTTCAATTTCTGAATCTGTGGCAAAACGAGTAAACCCCTTAAATCGATTGTGGCTCAAACCTCTGTCAAACCCGTCACTCGCCTGCATCAAGGCTTTGAAAAGCCCCTCTTCATGCGCCAACTCCATCGGCACTAGGACGCACATTCTTGCTATGTCTGTCTTTTTGCCAACTTCGCGGCCAGAGTAGTACGCGATAAAAATTAACGCGATCTCGCCTTGATACTCACGCCGATCAATATTTTTGATGTTCGGCGCTTTGGTCTTTGCCTTTTCTTTAAGGTCTTCAACCATCTGCATTAATTTTTCTTCGTTCATTTTCTGCCTTTTGACCTGTTGCTGAACACCGCGCACTTGGCGCAAAGATAGGTTTTCTTGTCCATAAACCAAGTAAGCCGACAACCTTGACGCTTTCTCAAACGCCCGCAAGATGGGCAAATGAAATCGAGCGCGTTAAGTTTTTCATTTTGCGGCATTTTCATCCTCCAAGCCCTGCATTTCTTTGAGTTTTGCTGCTGATACCGCCGCCCAATATTTTTTCCGTTCCTGCTCTTTTTGCCTTTGCAGCGCATCGCGGGCTTGGCGCTCCGCCTCTTTGTCGCGTGGCTTCATTGATTCTTTCATTGCTTTCAAGCGGGCGATAACATCCGCTGGCGCATCGCTTGGCGGCTGGCATTCGCTGGTTAGCAGCTTGGTTGCGTTCCAGCCGATAGCGTTGTTTTGTTGGTATGGCAGAGCCGCGTCTTGGCTTATTCGTCCCTGTTGGATAGCTTTGCTCAAAGCCGCTTCGCGCGCATACGAATCGTGGCCAAACGACGGAATCGATTTTGGCTGCTTGCCGTCACTCATGGCTTGCGATACGCATCGCTCATAGGCTGCCTTAAAAGCCATCCTAGCGCCGATCTTGTCACCCATGTCGAGTAGTGGCTTGGCCTCCTGAAAAGCCTTCGCAGCCTCTAGCGTCCAAACCACTGTAGCCCGTTCGTCTTGCGCTTCGATTGCCACTGCCCACGCTTCATCGGGCGATATCCAGCCGCCAGCCTGCGCCAGTTTGTCCAGCACTTCGCGCAAATTCAAGCGGGTGCATTCCCGACGGACACGAGCCAAAGCGCCTGTTACCGCCTGTAGGCCAAAGCCTTCAAGGTCAGCCGCCATCATCAAGGTGGCTTGCGGGCTTAGTTGCTGGCCAAAGGTTTCAGCCGTTGCGCGTATGTGTGCGCACATTGTTTCTAAATCGTCTTGCACCATACCGCTGTCCCCCGATGTTGTTTGATAAGCGCTCGGATTTCATCCATCTGGTCGCCTTGGTCTTGGCTTTTCTCTACGCGTTTTGCGCTTTCGCCTGTCACGGCTTTACCCGTGATCCATTGCGTCCGATAGCCCTCGCAGCCCTTGAGCAGAAGCCCAAAATCGTGCATCTGCTTGACGATAAAAGCGTCGTTTACGGCTTCGATGTAAAAACGGCAAACCCCAGGCGCTTCGTCTTTCCCGATGCGCTTTACAAACTGCTTCACTTTCGCGTTTACCGCCGCATTGCGCACGGGCGCGACGGCATAACGGTTTTTGTAGGCTTGCGAGTACGCTGCCCAAGCATCTTTGCAGCCCTGTTGTTCGTCGGGGTCTAGCGGCTTGGCTGTCTTTGCTTTGGCTGGAGACTGCTCAGGGACAACAAGCTCGAAGGTGGCTGGCGCTCCAGCTTGCTGGTGCGGAATGGTATTTACTTCAGGATGAAGCATTCCACATTCAGGATTCAGGATTAAGGATTCAGCATTCAGGATTCCACATTCAGGATTCAGGGCGTGCTGGTACGGTGCAATAACAGTTTTAACCTGTGCAGAAACAGTTTTAACCTGTGCAGAAACAGTTTTAACCTGTGCAGAAACAGTTTTAACCTGTGCAGAAACAGTTTTAACCTGTGCAGAAACAGTTTCAGCACAGTGTTTTTTTTCTGTAAGTTGTTGTTTTGTATAGCTGGTGTACTTTTCTGCGTTTGTTACAAGACCAGTTCTACCTCTCTCGTGCTGAATGTAAAGGCCATCTATGCACGGCAATTCACTGTCTTTTTCAGCGCCATGCGGGCGCTGATGTTGCACGAACTTCGGTATTTGAATGACTGAAACACCATCAACTGTGTAACGCTCGATCAATCCGCCGCGATTCAAACCATCTAAAGACGGCTCAACATCAATGTTATCGGCTGGGAAAACGGCCATTTTGATGCGCTTTGGTCGATCTTCTAGACGGCCTTCGCGGTCTGCCAAAGTCCATAAACCGATGAATAAAAGCCGCGCCTCAAAGGGCAATTCGGCTAATTCTTCGTTAGCAAAAAATGCGGGTTTTATGTTGCGTGATCTAGCCATGATTTACCCCTTGCACAATGTAGGGGTGGCTCTGCTTAGTCTCTATCATTGGGAATCCTCTTAAGTCTACACCCCAAAGCGGTAGCTATTCCGTGAGGGGCAGACGATTCACATCGTCTATTCGGTCGATTGGGGTGTAGGCCTAAGAAGATTCCAAGACCCCTACTTTTTCGCCAGCTACTGCGAATTTTCATTATAAAGCCTTTCCGTCTACTTGCCCAAAATTAGCAAACTCTTTGTGTCGTTTTTTAGCAGCATTTTTGTAGGCTTTGTGCGCCTATATCGGCATATCCAGTTAATTCAACGACTTAGGAATTGTCTTCAACGCCGCAACTATGGATTTTTGGCTTGGGCTGTCTCTGGTCTTTGCTATGACTGCAAGCATCCCCTCTTGCGCCGCCCTGTTCGGTCTTGCTGACGCTACTAGAGTTGTGCAGCAAGTCAGACATTGCAGGTTGTAAACACCATGCTGCGCTCGTGGTTCTGAAAACTCGGTTAAATTGTTGTTGCAAACAGTGCATTTTTTACTCATTGTTGTTTTTTGATAATTGCGCCACTGCCCATAGTCCCGCTATCCAATTAACACCCTTGGGGGTGAAAAGGGTTTGCGTGAATGAGCGCTCGTTGCTGTCTGATATACCTAGCTTCACTTCAAACCGCTTGGCATCAATGTGCTGCTGGTAGGCGGTTAAAGCCCCGTTTAGTCGGTAGAAAATCGATTGCTCAAGCAGGAATTCTTTGAACCGCGCCTCATTCGCGCCTAGTAGCTTGGCGACTTCTAGGAAACCTTTTAAGCCAATAGTGGTTACGAAGGTGTCCACGAATTGTACTTTTGGCGCGGCAATTGCCAATTGTTCACTTTGTCGCTCTATTTCCTCGGCTTGGTCCGCTGCAAGCCGAAGTGCCGAAGAGAGGGTTTTAGGGACTTGGGTTTCTCCATCTTCCATCTCTCGCCAACGCTTGATGACGGCAAGGCGCAGTTTTGCGCTGTAGCCAGTTAGGAGTGTTTCCGTCAGCTCCCTCGTTAGCAGGTATTCCGTTTGCTCTCTGTTCAGGCTATCTAAATAGATGCGCTCAAAATTGAGCGGATCTAACTCAAGCTCAACAAGCATAAGGAGAATGTCACGCTTTACATTCTTATGCTCCTTGCCTGTCAGTGTGGCAATTTCGCGGCTGGTCATCGTCAATTGCTTGACGAGCGTTAATTTATGATTCATAATTTCCTTGCTTCCTCATGGTTTGCCGCGTCAATTCACTCTTGACGCGGCATTTTTTTAGACTGAGCGGAATGGGCCAGTCCCGTACTTTGTTTTGACTTCGCCGCATCCAGACGGCACTGCAATGCTTTTGCGGCTGTTTACATCCAGTGACTTGACCAACTTCTCATAAGCCGCTTTGCGAACTGTATTTGGTGGTGGCAGGTAAGGCAGGAACTTCCTGCAAGTCTCAATACCTGGGTTATCCGTCACTCCGTAGCGGATCTTCATCAAGGTTGAGGCTGTTACCCCTGCTGTAGCCGCGATTTCTCGCACTTGCTTTTGGCTGATTTTCATCAGTCGAGCGCGTATCTCCTCCAATGGCGGGATTCGGTTGTAGCGCTTTTCGGCTTGCGCCTGAATTGCGTCTTTGGTTTTGCTGGGTTTTGTATTCATGCGCGGATTCTCTCACAAAACAATCAGAAAATTGCAACAATTGCGCTTTGTGGCGTACAAGATACGGATTGAAGTTTAATTTCTGTGTTTGCAAAATTCTGTACTTTATCGGCTGTTTTAGTGCATAATTCTTTTAACGGCAGCAATTTGGCTAGTCGGTAAAAGTTCATTAAAAACACAATCCCAGCGTGTTTGCTTCGGTCTCCGCAGCATTCACAAGGGGCGCATCACTGGCCTGATAGTGATTGAGGTGTACGCGCCAAGAAAAGCAAGCGGTACAACTATGGTGGCTGGTCGGGTGATCGGCACGAATCCATAGCAGGTAGCTGGAACCCGATAAGGGAATATGCCAGCAAGCCCTAGAAATAGGGCCATCATTGAAGTGGAAGCGCAGATAGATTGCGTCCGTATCTTAAGGTGTAAGACGGCTGTCAGTAGGAACGCTAGAAATAGTCGGAATAGTGGCAGGAGCTGGAATCGAATACAGCCCACTTCAATGATGGTGATTGGCACTGTCTTAAACCCTAAAAGGAAACACCTCGGTAAATTAGCGAGGGCCACCAAGTAAGCGTAACAGCGGCATCTAGTAGGTAACGCAATTGCACCGCTGCTTACCTCTCACGAGGGCGCTTACTTGATGGTGAGGTTAATGGGTGGGGTTTCCCGCCCGTCCAACAGTGTGAAGGCTGGTACTAGGAACCGTGGAGGTGCACCGAAGCGGGAAGAGTCAGAATCCAGCCGTCTTGGGTGTCCAAGCGCCATCAACAATTTAGGCTAGTTGACCATCGAAAGATGGAAGCCTGCCACCATCTTCAATTTTGCGGCCAGAGTGTCTGTAGGTAGCACACTTGACTTCCAATCAAGTAGCTCGGGTTCGATCCCCGATGGCCGCTCCAAATTTCAACCGGTTAAAGGAATATCATGAGTGATTGCATCAAAAAAATGGAGCGGTGCGCCGCTGACCTGCTGGAAGAGATCTTCAAGGCCATGCCGAAAGACCCCACAATTGACGAGCTAGATGCAGAGCTGCGCACGGCCATCTACGCGCTGTACCATGTTGAGGTAAAGCACAATGCGATGCGACCAAGAGGCACGCCGCGCACGCACTTGCGACCCACTGGCCTTCTGCTGCAAGCGCTGACAAACAAGTTCCACAAAGACGAAGAGCAAGTTATTTTTACAGTTGGAAAATAAAGCCGCGCAGCGTTAAAACACAAAGCCTCACTAAGAGGCTTTTTTGCATCTAAACACAAAGGAGAAAAATGACAGACGCATCAGACAAAGTGCGGGCACTGCTTGATGCCCGAGAGCAAAACAAGCTACAGCTACTAAAGCTGGAGGCTAAAAAAACAGTTCGGCAGCATCGGTTTTTTGCCTTCCAAGAGCAAACGCCAGTTGCAGACAGGCTTGAGCTGGCGGCAGAAATAGCCGCTTTAGAGCAAGTCAAGCAAGAACTGAAAATGCAGCTTTTGGCGCTAAAGCAAGAGGCCAAGGACAAGCGCACACGCGGGATGCTCACGCGGCTGTTAGAGAAAATGCGCGAATTAGGGCTTGAGGGTGTGATTGAAGAAATCCGCAAACAAGCAGAAGATGACATGACCGAGGTGGAGAATGAAATTTACAAAGCGAAAATCTAAGGAGTTCAACATGAAAGACTTATTCAGAGATTATGCAGAGGGCATTGATTTGGAAAAAGCCCGCATCCGCGAGTTGCGGATAAAAGGCTTGCACCGCCAAGCTGAATCTGCACAACGCGCTGTAGACCTTGAATCCGCACTGTTGCATCGTGATATGGCCGTTTACGAGGAAAGCAGGATGCGTTGGGCCAAGCGTCTACCTTTCACAAAACGGCTTACGCCTTGGGCAGTGGTTGCTGTTTACACGCTTGCTTTTGGGTTTGCGTTTTCGGCCTTTGTTTTTTGGTGGAGCAAGTGATGTTTCGGAAAGTTGATTCATACCCCTTCGACCCTTACCCGATTCTGACTGTCGCGCCACTTCCAAAATCTGCGAGAGAGCGCAGAAAAGAAATTAAAGCGGCACTAAAGGTTTCGGTTGGTTTCATGCTGGCTGTCGGGGTGCTTTCACTCGCGGCTGGCTACATTTCATATTTTTTATAAGAGGTAAAAATACCATGAGCAATGCAATCTCAGTTTCCGCGCCAGAAGAGTTGCGCACAGTCCTTCAATCGAGCTTATACCCAGGCGCATCAAACGCAGCCGTAGACCTAGTTGTTGGGTATTGCAAGGCCGCCAGTCTTGATGTGATGCAAAAACCAGTACACATTGTTCCTATGTGGGACAAAGAAGCGAAGAAAATGCGTGATGTGATCATGCCTGGTATTGGCCTTTATCGCATACAGGCCGCTAGAACTGGTGAATACGCTGGCATTTCAGACCCTGAATTTGGTGAGGATGTATCAGGGCTGGTTGGAGGCAAAGAGATAACATACCCAAAATGGTGCAAAGTCACTGTCCGTCGTAGGTTGCCAAACGGCGTTATTGGAGAATTTAGCGCTGTTGAGCGGTGGATTGAGAACTATGCGACCGCATCCAAAGATACCGCCTCGCCAAACGCAATGTGGCACAAGCGCCCATACGCTCAATTGAATAAATGCGCGGAGGCACAAGCCTTGCGCAAAGCCTTTCCTGAAGTTGGCGCTGCACCAACGGCTGAAGAGATGGACGGGAAAACGATGTTTGACGAGCAAAACATTGTGCAAGACAGCCCTAAAAAAGAGGTTGCGCCTGCACCGTATCCGCAAAATGACTTTGAAAACAATCTCGATAAGTGGGCCAAAGTTGTTGCTAGTAAACGCAAAAATCTAGGTGACTTAGTTGCGATGGTCAATTCAAAGGCTAATGCACAGCTTACCGAAGAGCAGGTGGAGGCGCTAAATCAAGCCGCAAAAACACTGTCGGAGGCGATTGTAGATGTCCAGCCAAAAGAAAAGGCTGACGGCGTTATGAGTTTTGCCCAAGTTGCTGACGCTATCGAAAAATCCACGGATGAATTGACGCTGGATCTGGCTCGGGGTCTTGTGCCCGCTGTCAATAATCACGAACTGGAAACTGAGCTGTACTCAAAGTGTGCTCAAAAATTCAAGAAAATCAAACAAGCTTCATAAGGGGAATCAATGAAAACACTAGATTTAATCCAAGGTTCAAAAGAGTGGCACGAGCATCGCGGCAAACACTTCAACGCCAGCGACGCGCCTGCAATGATGGGTTGTTCAGCTTATCAAAGCCGCGACGACCTTTTGTTGGCAAAAACTACGGGGCTTGCATACGATGTTGATGCGTCAGTCCAGCGTCGCTTTAATGACGGCCACCGCTTTGAAAAGCTGGCTCGCGCCCATGTGGAAAAGTTTGTTGTTAGTGAAGACCTTTACCCAATAATTGGAACTGAAGGCAAGCTATCTGCCAGCTTTGACGGCTTGACGATTGATGATTCTGTGAATTGGGAGCACAAAACTCTAAATGCAGAGCTGGAGCGCATTCTCCCAGTAAAAGGTGGAGAGGATAAGGTAATTGGCGATGGCTTGCCGTTGGCTTACCGCGTACAAATGGAGCAGCAAATGCTTGTTTCAGGCGCTGCAAAATCTGTTTTCACTGCATCAAAGTGGGATAAGGACGATGTTCTTATTGATATCCGCCATTGCGTCTATCTTCCTGATTTGGAATTGCGCGAGAAAATCATTGCTGGCTGGGCGCAGTTTGAAATTGACCTGGCCAACTTCAAGCCGCCAGCGCTTCAACAGTCTGTAGTGGGTAATGCAGTTACCGACTTGCCCGCAGTATTTGCGCAAGTATCAGGCAGTATTTCAATTCAGGACAATATGCCTGCCTTTGAGGTTGCCTTGCGCGACTTCATCGAGCAGCAACTCATCCGCGAACCCGAAACAGACCAAGATTTTGCAGACCTTGATTTGCAGATTAAGGCGCTCAAAAAGGCCGAGGCTGCGCTAGATGCGGCAGACGAACAGGCGGTATCGCAGTTTGAGGCTTTGGCTTCGTTCCAGCGCACCAAAACCATGCTGCACAAAATGGCGCGGGATAATCGCCTTGCAGCCGAGAAGCTGTCAGCAGCTCGCAAAGAACAGATCAAGCTGGAGCAAGTTTCCCGAGGCCGTGATGAGTTAGCCAAGCACATCGATTCACTGAACACCCGCTTGGGTAAGCCGTGGATGCCTGCTATCAACGCTGATTTTGCTGGCGTTATTAAGGGTAAGCGCACTGTGTCTAGCCTCCAAAGCGCCATAAATGACGCGCTGGCGGCTGCGAAGATTGAGGCAAATGCTGTTGCTGATTTGATGCAAGTCAATTTAGCAATGCTGGACAAGCAAGCGACCGAGTACGCATTCTTGTTTGCCGATGCGCAAGGGTTGCTGCAAAAACCTTGTGATGACTTCGCGCTGATTGTGGAATCGCGCATTTCTGCGCACAAAGCCAAAGAGCAAGCCCGCCTTGATGCCGAGCGCGAGCGTATGCGGGCAGAAGAAGAGGTTAAAGCCCGCGCCAAAGTGGAGCAAGAGGCCAAAGCCGCGCAAGCAAAGGCAGAGCAAGAAAAGGTGCAAGCCGAAGCTGCTGCAAAGGTAGTGCAAGAGCGCGTTGCACCCAAAGAGGTTGTGAAGCCAGTGGCTGCAATTGTGGTTGAGGTTGCCAAGCCAAAAGTCTATCAAGCGCTGCCTGATTCTCATCTTTGGAGTTTGGAGCGCATCAATAAAGTGCTAGCGCCTATCACTTTGACGGCTGACGGCTTAAAGTCAATCGGCATTGTAGATTTGGACGGGATAGACCAGAACACAATGCTCGTCATATTGGATGTTTTGAGCGACAAGCTAGGAACAATCAAGCGCCGAATCACTGAGTAAGCCCTGTAAAGGCTCGGGCGCTTATCGCGCCTGAGCAGAAAGACAAACTATGAGAAAAGCAAAGGGCCGCAAGAGCAGTAAGCCGCTTTCGATAAACCCGCTCGTTAAGGCGGTTGTCCGAGCGCACATTGAAAGCGATATAAATAGGCTGAGAACTTTGGCAGGGATTCACGCCTACACAGGGAATGACGCTGAGAAATTGGCTAACCTGGCTGGGCGAATCGCTTTTATTGTTTGCTTCGCTGCTGCAAAACATGGCTTAGAGAACACCCCCGAGGCAAGTATCTTAGCTGGGACTGCCAATGCACTAGGCGAACTAGCAGAAAGCCCTGAGCAGATAGAGCGGCAGCGTGGGTCTATTGTGAGTGGCTTGGCTGCAATTGACAGACTAATGCCGCTTTTGAGTGTTTGGAGCTTGGCAGACGGTCAGCTAGAGCTGCAAAGAATCATCGCAACAACAAATGAACTTCGGACAAACGATGTTCAGCGGGCTTTGTTTGGCAGCAAGGCGGTATAAACCAAAAGGGACGGCTATGCAGGAGAGCAGAATTATTTTTGGAGACTGTCGCGAAACCATGCGCCAGTGGGCAAAAGATGGGGTTAAGGCGCAAATGTGCGTTACTAGCCCTCCTTATTTCAGCCTGCGTGATTATGGGGTCGAAGGGCAGATGGGTCTTGAGCAAACGCCTGAGCAGTATGTGGCGGCAATGGTCGAGGTGTTTAGTTGTGTTTGGGATGTGCTGGAAGATGACGGCGTGCTTTGGCTGAATATTGGGGACAGTTACGCTGGGAGTGGCAAGGGTCCGGCCGGCAATCTCGGCAAAACGCACAATGAAAGGCAAATGTCGCATACGAAAGCTACGAAGCTCATGCCTGATGGATGTAAACCAAAGGACTTGATCGGGATACCTTGGATGCTGGCCTTTGCTTTGCGGGCGAGTGGCTGGTATTTGCGTCAAGACATTGTGTGGAGCAAACCAAACCCCATGCCTGAGAGTGTTAAAGACCGCTGCACAAAGTCGCATGAGTACATTTTCATGTTCAGCAAGCAGCCGAAATACTACTTTGACAATGAGGCGATTAAAACGCCAGTGAAGCAAGATTTTGGCACTCGCAACCGTGAAGATGGGAAATACCACAATGAAGGCAGCGGGTTACAGCCTCACTCTGGGCTTGAAAAGTCTTATGCAATGGCGAACAAGCGAAGTGTTTGGACAGTCACAACAAAGCCGTTCAAAGGCGCTCACTTCGCAACCTTCCCGCCTGAGCTGATTGAGCCTTGCATACTAGCTGGCAGCAAGAGGGGTGATTTGATTCTTGACCCTTTTATTGGTAGCGGCACTACGGCAGGTGTAGCGGTCAAGCATGGTCGCGGGTACTTGGGGTGCGAGCTAAACGAGGAATACGGCAAGCTGCACAAAGACAGAATTTCAGCAATAGTGAACTCGTCATTGCAAACTGTTGCAGACGAAGACGACGACAACCAATTCAACTTATTTGGAGAATAGAAAAATGGCAACAGTAACAACACCTGCACGCATAGACGCGGCAATAACATCAATGCACACTTCAATCATGCTGCTTATTAAAGAGGCAGACAAAGAAGCGCTGGACAAAGGTATCCGCCGAATCATCAGCGGCTTGATGCTAAGTTTTGTATCTGACGCAGAACACTCACTTGATGAGCAGTTGTTTGGCATAGGCGCTGGCGGGGTATCTAGCCAGCCAATTACTAAACTCAAACAAAGCAACTTCGACCGAGCTGCTGCGTGGCTGATGGCCTGCGGGAAAGAGCCAAGCCCTGCAAATGCGTCTTTGCAAATTGGTTGCGACCTTGAAGAGTGCGTCGAATTTTATAGCTGCCTTGATTTAAGCGATATGTATGTGTTCCTGAAAATGCGGTCTGCACTTGAGACTTTGCGAGCTGTTTCAGTGGCTCTAAAGAGCGGGCTGGTTGTCGCTTTGGTCAAAGCGGGGCTGGAGGAAGAAGCTTTGGACGGCTTATGTGACCGAGAAGTAACTGGCAACGGCGTCGCCTTCCTGCTTGGCTTCAACAAGCCTGCTGCTGACCTTGCGGTGCTGGCAGCAAACGAAGACAAGCTAATCGACGGCAAGCCAGTCATTCTTGCTGGCGGGAAAATTGGCAAGCGGGATGGATGGGTAGCGCCTGATTTGTCTGCTTTTGTGTAACGAACAAAGGAGAAGATAAATGACCTACGAAACACCCGACGAAGCGCTCGCAGCAGACCAGCGCGGCTGCGACGCGTACCACGCTTGGCGAGACGACCAGCCTACAGACCTGCATCGGCGCATCTTTGTAGCGCCAGCCGAGCGGTTTGAAGCGGTAGAAGCGGCAGATGAATATGTACCGCCGCCATGCAAGTTTCAGGGCAGGCTGGATGAAATTAGAGCAGATTTTGAAAAAGGAAGAAAATGACACACACTAAAAACGAAACAATCACATCCTTCAAAGGCTTCGACAAAAATTTGAAGTGCCGCGACTTTCAGTATGAAATCGGCAAGGAATTTAAGCACAAAGGCAAAGTAGAGGCCTGTAAATCAGGGTTTCACGCATGTGAATATCCGCTTGATGTATTCAATTACTACCCACCAGCTGGAAGCCGCTTCGCGATCGTCAGACAGGGCGGGCCCCTTATGCGAGATGGTAGCGACACAAAGGTCGCAAGTCAATCCATCACGATTACTGCGGAGATCAATGTGGCAGGCCTTGTTAAAGCCGCGATTGAGTACACAACCAGTCGATGCCTACCGATTAGCCCTGAGTCACCGGCTTCAGCCACTGGCCACCAAGGCGCGGCTTCGGCCACTGGCGACCAAGGCGCGGCTTCGGCCACTGGCTACCAAGGCGCGGCTTCAGCCACTGGCACCCGGGGCGCGGCTTCAGCCACTGGCGACCAAGGCGCGGCTTCGGCCACTGGCGACCAAGGCGCGGCTTCGGCCACTGGCTACCAAGGCGCGGCTTCAGCCACTGGCTACCAAGGCGCGGCTTCGGCCACTGGCACCCGGGGCGCGGCTTCGGCCACTGGCACCCGGGGCGCGGCTTCGGCCACTGGCTACCAAGGCGCGGCTTCGGCCACTGGCATCCGGGGCGCGGCTTCGGCCACTGGCACCCGGGGCGCGGCTTCGGCCACTGGCGACCAAGGCGCGGCTTCAGCCACTGGCCACCAAGGCGCGGCTTCGGCCACTGGCATCCAAGGCGCGGCTTCGGCAACGGGGGAATCCTCGGTTGCACTTTCGACTGGAAAAAACGGTCGCGCGATGTCCATAGATGGCGGAGCCATAGTTCTTGTGCACCGTGATAATGACGGACACATTCTTCACATTCTAGCCAGCAAAGTGGGTGAAAACGGTGTCAAAGCAGGCGTTTGGTACACGCTCGATGCAACGGGAGAGTTTGTAGAGGCGGGGGCAGAATAATGAGCAGCGGCCAACCCGTGGTCGGCGTCAGCTTGGCAACCACCAACCGCCGCAAAGACTTTGAAGAGTGGATTGGTGACGGTGGATTAAGTCCGCGCGCGATTGAGCGCAATAGCAAGGGCGACTACATATTTATGCAAGCTGCTAGCGCTTGGCATGTGTGGAAGGCAGCCCAAGCACACTACGCCAAACCCACTGCGCCAGTGGTGCTGCCTGAGCCATTCGGATACTTCAAACCATTTGTTGATGGCTGGATGGATTGCAAGGAAACAGACGAAGGCGCACGGCCTCTTTACGAAGCGCCCCAGCCGCAGGCAGTGCCTGAAGGGTGGAAGCTGGTGCCTGAGCGTCCAACGCAGAATATGTGCAACGCTGCGAAGTACGGCGTGGATGGGCGTTTATCTGTGTTCAAGTGGGCAGACGCTTATAAGGTCATGTGCAATAACGCACCGCCCCCGCCGAAGCTTGCTAGTGAACCCCAGCCGCAGGCAGTTGCGCCAGTGGTGCTGCCTGAGCCTGGAATCAACACCGCAAATCACGCTAGTGTGCGTGTTATCGGATACACCGAGCAGCAAGTGCGCGAGCTGCTGGATAACACCAAGAGATCTACAAATCGTGATGATGAAAGTGTGGGGTTGCGCGAGGCGCTGGTGCGCGCACATGACTGGATGGACTCTCAGGCTGACAGCCAAAGCAAGGGCGGGCACGAAACTTTCGATTTGATGATGCTACGCGCAGAGCGTAATGCAATTAAGTCTGCATTAGACGAATCACCCCAGCCGCAGGCAGACGCGCGGGATGCGGAGCGCTATCGCTGGCTGCGCGATAAATGGCTTGGCAATGAACCAGAGGCCATAAACATGGAACGCGCCAAAGGCCAGCGTGGGCTTGACGCAGCAATCGACGCCGCTATCGCGGCAGCAAAGGAGAATAAATAATGCAAAACCTCAACGACGAAAAACTGTTCAAGCTGGTAGAGGAGCCTTTCGGAGTGACCTACTTCGCA